ATATTACTGTTAAATATATTCAAAACAATAATTTAGCATAACATCAAGGGGGCAGCAATGTCCCCTTAACTTATAGGGGTTTATAATGGGTTTTTCAACAGATGTAAAAGCTACAAGAAAAACGTCAACTGGTGCTGTATTTGCTGGCCGAACTAGGCTAAGAGGTTTAATCGCAGCAAACAGTGGAGGCGGAGACGGTCTTTTAGTCTTACAAGATAATACAGATAGCACTACATTATTCGAATGTGATGTAGCAAACGGTGATGTTTTTGCTTTTAATTTACCAACAGATGGTGTTTTATTTCCGGGTGGGATGAAAGTTTCCACTATGCAAAATTTGTCTGGTGTGACAATACTACATGACTAATGTCTGATATTGAACTACAAAACAAATTGGAGATAACTGAGATGAAAGGTGATTTAAAATTACTAAATCAAAAAATACATACAATAGAAACAAACCATTTAGTGCATTTGCAAAAAGACATTGACAAAATAAATAAAATATTATGGACAGTTGGTGTCATGGTATTTGCACAATTTATTTGGTTAGTTAAAACTATTGTTGTGGGATAGGAGTACAGATGGCGACTTCTGGTACGTATACTTTTAACTTAGACACTGCTCATATTATTGAGGAAGCATACGAGAGAATTGGACAGCAAACTAAAACAGGTAATGATTTAAAAACTGCTAGACGTTCTCTCAATTTGCTTTTGACTAAATGGGTAAACGATGGCGTAAATTTATTTACGTTAGATTTAACAACCACGTCTTTAACAAAAGACGTAAACAACATAACATTAAGCGCTTCTCAATACTTAGATGTTTTAGATGGCGCAATTAGAGACAATTCTGACACATCAAATCCACAAGATATATCTATCGAAAGAATCAGTTTAGATGATTATTTAAATATTCCAACTAAAAATGATACAGGTAAACCTGTACAGTTTGCGGTTGAAAGAAATAGTCAATTTACCAATGCAGGTACGGGAACACATAAAATTTATTTCTGGCCAATACCAGATCAAACATACTATCAATTTACATCATGGACTATTAGATATCCACAAGATGTAACCACAACGTATACACAAAATCCAGATATACCAAGAAGGTATTTACCGGCATTGATTAGTGGGTTAGCTGTTGAATTGGCAGTTAAGTTTGCACCAGATAGATTGAATATACTAAAGCCTTTATACGATGAAGAATGGATGAAGGCAAAAGAAGAGGATAGAGAAAGAGTTAGCTTTTACGTACAACCACAGGTGTACTAATGGCACGATACGCTAAAGGTAAAAAAGCGGTCTTAATAGACGACCGTTCTGGATTTAAGATTAGATATAAAGATGCCCGTGAAGAATGGACGGGTTTCAAAGTTCATAAAAAAGATTGGGAAGCAAAGCATCCGCAATTAGAACCACAAAAATATTTACGTAAAGGACGTGGCAATGTTTTATTTAAACCACGACCAGATGCGGATTCAGTTCCAACAACTATACCTTTAGGCCCGTTACATGGAAGATTCTCGGCACAAACAACTACATTAGTTGGTCAACCTAATATTAATTTAACCGAACAAACAAATGGCCTTGGTCTAATTTCACGAATTGGTACACCGGGTATAGCATTAGTTATACCAATCAGTGGCGTATCATCATCAACGGCTCAAGGTACATTAACAATTAATGGAGCGGAACAAGCTGAAGGATTAGAAGCAGTAGCACAACAAGGTGCTGTTACGAAGAAGCTTGGTATAAATATTACTGGTGTAGGTTCTACAACAGCACAAGGTTCAGTAACATTAAACTCTGCAGAAGATGCAAATGGTATTGAAGCAACTACATCACTTGGATCTGTAACTCTCAACTTAACTGAGAATCTTGTAGGACAAGAAGCAACAGCTCAACAAGGCACTCCAACTCTTAACTTAACAGAGCTTGGTGGAGGTATTGAAGCTACTACTTCTCTTGGTACATTGGCAATTAATGCTACTGTATTCCCAGCAGGCCTAGGAACTACAGCTTCACAAGGTACAGCACAGGCGGAAATTATTGTACCAGTAACTCCAACAGGGTTGCAAGCTACAGCAAATCGTGGTACAATAGATGTAAATTCACCGAGTTGGGGTAACTTTACTTGGTCACAAGGAGAATGGGGTAATTAATGGGTTTAACATACGTACAGTTAAAACAAGGAATACAGGATTGGATGGAAAATGATTCAACCGAATTTACAACAGCCACTGGCTCAGGTAAAGCACCTATTGATTTATGTATAGAATTAGCTGAACAAAGACTTTTGCGAGAATCAGATATCGCAGAATATCACAAAAATACTACATTTACTTTATCAGCTGGCAATAATACGTTTGACGTTCCTCAAGATCTGTACGTAACAAGATACATTAAACATCAAACAGGAACTTTCTTAGAAGAGAAAGATCAAACATATGTGAGAGAGTTTACTCAGAATGAAGCAACAATTGGTTCTCCTGAGTATTACGCCTTATACGGCGAAGGTAGTTATTCATCATCTGATAGGGGTACAAAATTTTTATTTTCTCCTAAGGCAGATGTTGACTATACGCTCGAAATAGGGTATACTATACTACCAACAGGACTTAGTAGCGGTAACGCGAACACTTATTTAGGTGACTATGCTCCTGATGTAATACTATACGCAAGTTTAGTAGAAGCGTCTTACTTTATGAAAGAAGCGCCTGATCAATTACAGAGATATCAAGGTCTGTATGATCGAGCACTTCAAACATTTTTAAGACAAGAACAACAACGTAAAAGAACTGACGAGTTCACAACGGGTGAGATAGGAACAAAAGGATAAACTATGGCCATAACATCAGCAATTTGCACAAGTTTTAAAAAAGAATTGCTTGACGGAATACACAGCTTTTTAGCAACAGGTGGTGACACTTACAAGATTGCTTTAATCAAAGCTCAAGCTTCGCAAGCAGGAACTTATGGTGCAGCAACGACTAACTATTCCGATGTAACAGGTAACTCAGATGAGTTAGGTGCTACAGGTGGATACACTACAGGTGGAAACACTTTAACAAATATAGATCCAACATCAAGCGGCACAACAGCTTTTATTGATTTTTCAGATACGTCTTGGACGTCTGCAACTTTTACAACTAGAGGTTGTATTATTTACAATACATCCGAAAGTAATAAAGCAGTAATGGTAATTGATTTTGGTGCAGACTTTTCTGTATCAGGCGGTACTTTCGAAATTCAATTTCCAACTGCTGATGCAACAAACGCTATTTTAAGAATAGCATAAGGAGTTTAAATGGCTTCAACATGGAGTAATCTTGGCATCAGGTTGATGACCACAGGTGAGAACGATAACACTTGGGGTGATCAAACAAATGATAACTGGAATAGAATGGAAGATTCAACGGACGGGGTTCTGTCGGTTGCTATAACAGGAAACTTAAGTTTAACATTCACAACAAATCCTACATCGTATGCTTCTGAGAATGGCCGTCAGAAAGTTTTAAAGTTTACCGGTACGCCGAGTACAACTTGCACGATAACTCTTCCAAACATTCAAAAAACTTATACTGTACAAAACGATACAGATTCAAGTTTGATTTTTACAGCTGGTGCAGGGGCAGCAACATATACCCTTGTAACTGGTAGAGATGCATCAATCTATGTAGATGGTTCAGATGAAGTTCATAACGCTTTAGCTAACTTAGATGTAACAACAGTTAACGGTGTGGATGTAGGTAATGCAGCTACACAGGGTTTCGCAATCGCTATGGCGGTTTCATTATAAAGGAGGATAGATGGCCCAGAATTTTAGAAGGTATACATCCAACGCAGTCGGCGCAAGTCCTGCTACTCTTTTCACTGCTAACTCTTTTGACACAGTAGTTGGTATTTCTTTGTCCAACATTACAGGATCATCAATCTTAGTTGATTGCTATGTTAACGATTCAAGTAATGATATTTATTTAGTTAAGTCTGCCCCCATACCGAGTGGCGGATCTCTACAAATTTTGGACGGGGGTGCTAAATTAATTGTGCAATCAGGAGATGCATTAAAAGTAGTATCAGACACAGCATCATCTTGTGATGTTTGGGTTTCAACTGTTGACGATATAAGTACATAAGGAGGATATTAAATGCCGTATATAGGCAATACACCGGCGGATAAATACAGTAGTTTTGCTGTACAGCACTTTACAACAAGTGCAACAACAAGCTATACGTTAGACCAATCGGTTGCAAACGAAAATGAGATCGCATTGTTTATTAACAATGTGCGTCAAGAACCGGGTTCGAGTTATGCATATACTGCAAACGGAACAGCTTTAACACTGTCAAGTGCAACAGCTGCAACGGATACCATGTATTGTGTATTTATTGGAAAGGCTGTCCAAACAGTCACGCCATCTGCTAATAGTATTACAGCGGCAATGATTGTTGATGGTACTATTACCGCAAGTGAAATTAGCTCAAGCACATCATTCTCTTTTCCTGTACAGTTATATTCTGCGGAAGCTACTTTAACAGATGGGGCAAATATTGATTGGAACTTACAAACACAACAAGTCGCTAAAGTAACGTTGGGGGGCAACAGAACATTCAACGCGCCAACTAATTTATTAGCGGGGGCATTCTGCTCACTGCTTGTTATTCAAGACGGCACGGGTTCAAGAACAATAACATGGAACGCTGTTTTCAAATGGGCTGGCGGCACAGCACCAACTTTATCAACAGGTGCTTCAGCTAAAGATTTATTTGTTTTCAGAACAGATGGAACAAATTTATATGAAGTAGGAAGAAGTATAGGGATAGCATAATATGTACGCATTAGTAGAGAATAATCAATTTGTTAAATTAATGGGAACCAATAAAGGTTTTACTTTAAATGGGTTACAATATCCAAAAGAAGTATTTACTTTATGGACAACTGAAGAAAGAAAAGCTATCGGCATTTATCCAGTAAGAACAGATACCACTAATAAAAAAGATGAGGCATGGTATATCAATACAAACATTTCATACGTTGTAAATGGTGATGAAGTTGTAGGTTCTTATGGTACAGCTACAGCTAAAAATATAAATGATACATTGTGGACACAACAAGACGCTGATGAAGGTTTAATTCCAGAAGGTGACAGTGTAGGTGATGTAGCAACAAGAGGATTAAAGTATTTAAAGAAAGAAATGATAGACAATCAATGTGCAGGCATTCTTGCACCATCTGATTGGATGGTAGTGAAAGCAACGGAAACAGGAACAACAATGGATAGCGGGTGGAAAACATGGAGAGCGAGCGTTAGAACAAAATGCAATTCAATGCAAACACAAATAGATAATGCTAGTGATGTTGATGCGTTAGCCGCTTTGTTTACATATACAGAACAAGAAGACGGAACAGTAACAAAACCACTCGGCGAATTTCCAGTAAAGGAGTAACATGGCGTTTCCAGTTATAGGTGGAACTCAAGTATCAGGTTACGAGATAGATAATTCACTTAGGTTTAATCAAGAAGATGATGCAAGATTATCAAGAACACCATCAAGTGCGGGTGATAGGCAAAAATTTACATTAAGTACATGGGTTAAATTTTGTAATTTTAATGATAGTTCGGGTTCACAAAACATTTTTGAAAGTAGACCGGGTGCTTATTTTTTAATAGTTGTAACAAATACTAATAATGCTACTGGTGGAAATACTATAAGAATTGAAGCAACTGGTGGAATGGATTTAGGAATTGATAGATTTTTCCGTGATGGTAGTGCTTGGTATCATTTAGTTTTTGCATTTGATACGACACAAGCAACAGCTAGTGATAGAGTTAAATTTTATGTTAATGGAGAACAAACAGGATTAAATTCAACTTATACTACTTATCCAAACCAAAACGAGAGTTTTTCATGGAATAACAATGTAATTCAAAACGTAGGTGGCAGTGCTTTTTCTGGAGATGAAAATTCTGATTTTTATTTAGCTAATACATATAATATAGACGGACAACAATTAGCACCAACAGAATTTGGCGAAACAGATGATAACGGAGTTTGGATTCCAAAAAACTATACAGGTTCTTACGGAACCAATGGTTTTAAACTTGAGTTCAAACAACTAGGCACAGCGGCCGATGCTGATGGTATAGGCGCTGACACGAGCGGAAATGATAATCATTTTTCACAAACGAATGTAACACCCGCTCTCGATAGAACAACAGATACCCCTACGAACAATTTTGCTACTTTAAATAGTTTAACAGCAGGAACTTACCCAGAATTAAGAGAAGGAAATTTACAACAGTTTGAACATGGTTCTTCTGATAGTTCTGGAGTAGCGGCTACAATGATGCCAATAAACGGAAAATGGTATGCTGAATTATATTTAAATGCACCAAGTGCCAATGATTATCCTATGTTAGGAATTACTGATACAATTAATCTTAGTCAAAAAGGTGCAAGCGGTAGTAAAATGGCGGCAGGTTTTGAAATGTCTGGTAACACTAATAATCAAGGTACAAATAATCTTGGAACAATAACTAATACAAATACAGGTTGGCCATCCTTTTCAGATAATGACATTGTTATGTATGCTTTGGATTGTGATAATAGAAAATTATGGTTAGGTAGAAATGGCACTTGGATAAATAGTGGTGACCCCGCTGCCGGTTCTAATCAACAATTATCATGGACAGTTGATGCTAATGTTTGTCCATTTCTTTTAGGATACGATAATAGTCAAAGTGGTGGTGGTGGAGATGAATCAATTTGGAATTATGGTAATCCACCTTTTTCAATATCAAGTGGTAACGCAGACGCTAACGGATATGGGAACTTTGAATATGCAGTACCTAGTGGATTTTATTCACTATGCACAAAGAATTTAGCGGAGTACGGATAAAGTGGCTTATACAACAATAGACGACCCATCAGCATATTTTCAGACAGCTTTATATACAGGTAATGGAACAAGTACAAATGCTATAACAAATGATGGTAATTCTGATTTACAACCAGATTGGTTGTGGCTTAAAGCAAGAAGTATTCTTGCAGACCATATTATTTTTGATTCTACTAGAGGAACAAATAAAAGAATAAGCACCAATACAACTAGTGTAGAAGAAACACAGGCATTTTATTCTTCTTTTGATACTGATGGTTTCACGCTTGGGGATAGTAATGCCAATGTTAATCAAAACGGTACAACATATGTAAACTGGCAATGGAAAGCTAATGGTGGCACTACAGCAAGTAATACAGATGGTTCAATTACTTCTACAGTACAAGCTAATACAACTGCGGGATTTAGTATAGTTACTTATGATGGTACTGGTTCTAGTGGTGCTACATTTGGGCATGGATTAGGTA